TAGGCTTTTTTTATGCCTATTTATGCCGTTATATGAACTTTCTTATAGCTTGCTGCTGTGTATGGTAGCGTGTATATTATGAGTTAGAAAATGTAAGTTTTCGGCTTTTTTTGCACTGTTTTGTTTTTTATTCTGCACTAAATATTTGCATTTAATTTGCACTAAAATAACGAACACTGCTCCCAAAACTCATCAATTTCTAAATCTGTTTTTTCAAGAATATCTCGCATAACGCCAATGCTTTGGTCGTTCCTATCAAAATAGCCAGCATCTTTAAATCCAAGCATTGTGAGATCACGTGTGTATTCATCTTCAGTACGCATGATTTGAGCTTCAATATCTGAAGACTTATAACCGTTTTCAAGCATGCCACGCATGAATTGATAGCGTGTGAGTTTTGGGTATTGTGAACGTTTGTATGCGAGTTTTTCTTCTTCAGTTCGTGGGTCGATCCATTGTATGCCATTCCACGTATCAAAAATTGAATTAGGCTTTAACTCGGTAAAACCATCTTTTATTTCCCCGACATAATCTATTTTTGACTGTGATTGATTAGTGATTGAATAAACGGTTTTACCACGATGATCTTGTTGTATTTCCCAATCATTATCAATAAATACAGGAATAAACCCTTCAGAAAACTCAGGTGGTTGGATATTCGTGCTGTTAGCTGCCAAGCCTGTACCTTTCGCCCAATGGTATTCAAAATGCCCGCAATAAACATTATTTTGATCAAACGAATACGCTGTAATAATTTTATCTTCTTCTAAATTAATCATACTATCCAGCCTTCACAATATAAAGAAATGCAATATTTTTAACTCGGTTTTCTGATGCAGTTGGAACAACTAATGAGGCATCAAACCCAACTTTAACCATTGTTGCACTTGTGCCGCCAGCGTTACCAGCTACTGATCCCAAACTTTTAAAAGCCCCTGATGGTTGTAAAATCAGTACTGAGTTTTTAGGCCCTAACGCATCCATTCCACCAGTAATATTTCTTATAGCATCATCCTGCTCACTTAAAATTTGTCGCCCCCCATCAATACCACGACCATTATCTAAGCCACGTATCGTATATGCGCGCATGTCTGGCAGCTTTGATCCGTATAACGCAAAAAGTTTAGGGTACGTTGCTTGCGAAATAGTTTGCCCCATCATTGCTAAATATCCGCTTGGAGGTGTACTTTTTGGATAAGCAATCGGGCAGTATATGAGTAGATCTAAGTCAGATCGATCCAAATCTAAAAGATCTTTAAGTATTTTCACTTGCTTAGCCGAAGCGACTTTTGTTGCATCATCAGTTGTTAGGTTGTCTGCGATTTGATTTTTACGAATGAAATTAGTTTCTATTTCATCAGCTAGTTCCTCTAGATCAGCCTGTGTTGTTAAAAGATCATATAACTGACGTTTTGATTCAGGATCAAGCGTTATGCCTCGTAGTTCAAGTAAGTTGCATAACTCTTCCTGAACAGTATTAAACCATTCAGGACTTACATAAGTCGCATCTTGCCCTGGTAAATCAGCATTGTCATGAAAGCCACTTTTACCAACACCAAACATGTTTTCACGAGCATTAATTGTGTCAATACGCTTCATTTAGACCTCAACTACATTCACTTCAAAAAATGCAGGAAAATAGCTATTGATAATGCACTCGGTATCTATTGAATTAGGATTAGATACGATCAATTTAATTTTGAAGCGCAACTGTTCTGTATTCACAGACAAATTACAGCTTTGAGTGCATTGAAATGGTTTAGGTTTGATGTAATCAATCAACTCAATCCCATAAAAAGAAAAGAGTTCACGATAATATTCAAGACCACGCAACTTGGTTTGAACCCACTTCACGATACGCACACGTTCTTCAATAGGAAGCGATGTAGAGAGCGTACATTTAAGAGGCAAACCAAAATCTACTTCATATTCCTCTATTAGCTCTGGTTGCACCATTGGAATGGTTTCCAAAAGTATTTGAGCATCAATATCAGTTTGAGCCAATGCTTTAGCGTGTCCTTGAACATCTTTAGCAATGTCTGTATCTATCGCATTGTCATAGAGACCTTGTGGTAATAACTGAAGCAATACATCAACGTATTTTTGAGTTTGCTGTTGAAGATCGATCATGAGTGAGAGACCTCCAATTGACCTAATCGTAACCAGTACAAATGTTGCCAAGTCACTTCAGGAGTAATATTGGCATTTGGCGTTAGAACTGCATCAGTTACGCCACCAACAGCAATAATACGAGAGAGTAGAATTGCATATTGATATGGATCAGACGGAGCAAGTTCCGCAAAATAGTTTCTAATCACTTCTTTTACATCGTCAATGCTGCCACCAGTTAATACGACATTTATGTCTACAAGTTGTGGGGTAGGGCTAAATACACGGCAATCTGTTAAGTCGCTAATATAAGCATCCATAATGACTTGAGTATCTTGCAACAGTTCAGCAGATGGAACTGTTGGCGGTGTACCTTTTGCTGTGATCGCAACATCATACGAACCTAAACCTCGACGTTTAGGGTAGTGGTAAACGTGCTCAACATTACCTGAAGATTTCACCATGAATTCAACATCATCACGACGCTCTTTGTATTCACCTAAACGCTTCCGTTCAAGTAAACGTAAACGCCATACTTCAAGCTGCTCTTGATCTGCACCACCACCAATTGAAATCACAGTTGCAGAACCATCTAGTCCAGCTGGAGGACTAACCCAAAGTAAAGAACCTTCAAGAACATTCCATGATGATCCAGCTTGATCAGCAACAACACTTACAAGAGAGTGAGTGTCCTGTTGTAAAAGTACATCCTCAACAACGGTCCAGTAATAACCTTTGCCATTTGTTAATTTACTACCTGCTGTAATTGTTAAAGCTTCGTTAGAAATAGCTTTCACTTGTCCAGATGAAAAAGTACCACCTTGGCGAGGTAGTCCAATCTCTTCAGCATGAACATATAAAAAGGGTTCATCCGCAGTTGCTACAAACAGTTGTTTTTGAATGTACTGTTGATGATGATATAAACCCTCAACAACAGAGACCGTACCCGCTGCACGAATACCAGCATCACTATCATCTGTAATGGTTAATCCAGTTAATCCACGGATCTCTTGAACAATCGTCAAGTAAAGCTTGTTATATGATGGAATTGGGTACATGTATTAACCTCCAACGGGTACAAAATATAGAATTTTGCCGATTTGCCCATTCAGGCGTGTTATTTCAATTAAAAGATCAATACGACCCACTTCACTGTTTTGTACAGAAACGTCGAGGTCTAAAAATCGCCATGGTACTAAATCTTCAAGTGCTTCTTCAGCATATTGTTTTGCTAAAAGATGATTGCGTCTCACATCCTTAGAGCGTTTCAACAAATAGAGGCGGCTACCTAAGTTAGGATTAGCCCAATATCGAAAACGCTCAATTTGAAGTCGATGAAGCACACATTGGACTTCGTCTTGAGTAAATACATTATCAAGACTTTGAAGTTCATAATCTTTATTTTCTGAATGAATAACTGCCATGTGTGCCTCTACATTTGATTCGATGGCGTGCCGCCACTACTATGACCTTCGTGGCTGTTGTATGTATCACGCATGCTTTGCATTGAGCCACCTGAGTCAGATATTTGCCCAGAACTTTCAATATCTTGTGTTGCAATTACCTTACCGTTAACTTTTAAGTCGCCTTCATCAACAATCAGATCACCACCACCAATATGAGTACCATCTGCTTTTAACCAAACAGTATGTCCATGTTGGTCATAGACGCATGTTTCACCTGAGCCGACATTCACATTAATCGCGCCATTAGATGTGGCGATTACGATTGATTTGGCTGTTTTTCCATGTAGTGGAATAACAACGACTTTCGCATTTTTGGGGATATACGATGCAAAGCCGACTTGTTGAACCAACTCAACCTCTTGTAACGTTTCATCTGCAAAGCCTGTTAACTGCAAAGCTTTAGCTCCGCCACGGGCAACAATTCCCCAAAAAGCTTGTCTAACTTGACCAAGCCCTTTAGCAACTTGTGATTGAATTGCTCCAACAGTACTCATGGTTTTTGTCCTTGATTACT